CATCAGCACTTCGTTTTGATCGTCGGTGAAGATGGCTCTGCCGAAACCGCGCTCATCGCAATGAAGTCCACGCAGCTAAAGAAGAGCCGCAAGTGGAACTCCATGATCTCCTCGCTGACCATGCAGGGCAAGAACGGTCCGTTCACCCCGCCGCGGTTCAGCCACGTTTATCACCTGAAAAGCGTGTCTGAGGAGAACAGCAAGGGCTCTTGGCACGGCTGGGACATCAGCCGGGTTGGTCCTGTTGAAGACGCGGCAACTTACGCCCGCGCAAAAAACTTCTCCGAGAGCGTGCTTTCCGGCGATGTCGTCGTGAAGCACGAGAACGAAAGCGGCGGCTCCTCGCAGTCCGACGACGTTCCGTTCTAGTTAGGTGGGCGGGGCTAGTCCCCGCCCCCACTCTCAAGGGGTTATAATGTCTTCAGAGAAATTTCAGTCCATATTCGATGGACTACAGTTGGCGCACGGCACGTTTGAGATAAAGAAACAAGCCGCCAACGGAAAGAACACGGGAGATGCGTACATTGTCCGCGAACCACGGACCTTGGCGCATTGGGAGGAGCACCTAGCGGGCAAGCGCTCGCTCGGCATAATTCCTATTGACGAGAACAACCAGTGTCGCTGGGGCTGCATTGATATCGATCAGTACCCGCTAGACCACAAGCTTCTTGTCGAGAAAATCCGGCGCATGAAGCTGCCGCTTATTGTCTGCCGTAGTAAGTCCGGCGGAGCGCACTGCTTCCTCTTTACCGTCACGCCCATCGATGCGAAGGACATGCAGACGACGCTTCAACAAGTGTCCGCGGCCCTCGGATATGGTGGCAGCGAAATCTTCCCAAAGCAGGTCAAGCTCCATCTGGATCGTGGTGATGTCGGAAACTTCCTGAACCTGCCGTACTTCAATGCCGAAGACGGCTTGCGCTACGGCATCAACGATGACGGCACCTCCGCCACGCTGGAAGAGTTCTTCGCGTTGTACGAGGAGCACGTCCAGACACCAGAGCAGGTTACGGCGTTACAGATTAAGGACGACCCGCAATCGAACTGGGCGGGCGCACCGCCGTGCTTGCAGATCCTGTTCAAGAACAAGATCAGCGAGGGCGGTCGAAACAACGGCCTGTTCAACATTGGCGTGTATCTGAGGAAGGCGTATCCCGACACATGGGAGACCGAGATCCTCACCTACAACCTGACGTATCTGGAACCGCCGCTGCCGCTGAACGAAGTCAACGTCATCGCCAAGCAGCTTGGTCGAAAGGACTACGCCTACAAGTGCAACGACGCACCGATCAACGCCCACTGCGACAAAGCTCTGTGCATGACACGCAAGTTTGGGGTGGGCGCTGCTATGCAGGGTGCCGCGGTAGCGAACCTCCGCAAATACAATTCGACACCACCTGTGTGGTTCTTGGATGTGAGCGGGGAGCCGCTGGAACTCGATACCGAAGCGCTATTGAACCAGCCCGCCTTCCAGAAGGCTTGCATGGAGCAGCTAAACCAGATGCCCATGACCATGAGCAAGCAGAACTGGGAGGCCCGTATCAGCACGCTGATGGCGGAGATGCGGGACAACGAGAGTGCCATCATGGAAGTCGCGCAGGACGCCAGCATCAACGGTCAGTTCTACGACTACCTTGAGGAGTTCTGCCGTCATCTACAGCAGGCGCAGGACAAGGAAGAGATCCTGTTGCGCCGACCGTGGACCGACGAAGAACGCGGCACGACCTACTTCCGACTGCGTGACTTTGAGGGGCACCTCAAGAAGAACAAGTTCTTTGAACTGAAGACGCACAAGATCGCACAGCGCTTACGCGACATACATGGAGAGAGCATAGTGATGAAGATCAAAGGGCGGTCGGTCCGAGTATGGGCCATCCCCTCGTTCGATGTGTCGGATGTAGACATCGAAGCCCCTCACTTCCAGACCGAAGAGGTGCCGTTCTAATGGAGCGCGATGAAGAGATTCTACGGTTGTGGAAGGACGAGCTAATGACCTTGTCCGCTATAGGGAAAAAATACGGCCTTACTCGTGAGCGGGTAAGACAGATCGTAGCAAAACAGAGAGCCAAAAATGTTTCGGATATTCGGACCGCCGGGAACGGGAAAGACAACAACGCTTCTTAACATGGTGGACGATGCCCTCGAGAGCGGCATCAACCCCGTGGACATCGCCTTCCTTGCCTTCACCCGCAAGGCGGCGAACGAAGCAAAAGAACGAGCAGCCAAGAGGTTTAACCTCAATCCCGACGAGGATCTGAGGCACTTCCGCACGCTACACAGTCTGGCCCTGTCGAAGGTGGGCATCCGACCAGAAGAGGTCATGCAGCCTTCTAACTACAGGGAACTGGGCGGTGTCATAGGGCACCGCTTCCAGAACATGGACGGTAAGGACAACGACGGCGATATCTTCTCCGGTAAGATAAACGACCCGATCCTGTCCCTGATAAATCTAGCACGGCTGAAGAAAACCAAGCTCCGCGACGAGTATAACAACAGCAACCTCTACGCTGATTGGAACCTCGTCAAATACGTTGACGAGAGCGTCACGGCCTACAAGGAAAAGTTCGGCCTGTACGACTTCACAGATATGTTGAGTCAGTTCATCGCCAACGCCGACCAGTGCTGCCCGCACTTCCAGTTGACCTTCCTCGATGAGGCGCAGGACTTGTCTCCGCTACAGTGGGACATCGCCCACATTCTCGACAAGAAGTCAGAGCGCATGTACTGCGCGGGCGATGACGACCAAGCCATCTATCGCTGGGCCGGGGCCGACGTTGAGCAGTTCATCAACCTGCCCGGTGGAGCGGAAATTCTGGCGCAGTCATATCGTATACCGAGCGCTGTCCATAAGGTCGCGGAACGCATCTCCAACCGCATCAACAAACGGTATCGGAAGGAGTACAACCCGCGAAAGGAAAGAGGCAGCGTAGCGCAGATCTCGGGCCTCGCAGAACTGGACATGAGCCACGGCTCTTGGCTCATCATGGGTCAGGCCGGGTACATGCTCTCGCCCCTGTCACAGGAACTGCGGGGCATGGGCGTCCTGTTCAACGACCGCGGACGACGGTCCATCTCCGATAAGATCAGCACAGCGGTCAACGCGTGGGAACGCCTGAGAAAAGGAACCGCTGTTAGCGGTGAAGAAGCTAGGTGTGTATATTCCTACATGAGTACAAAGACGCGCATAGAACGCGGCTTCAAAAAGTTACCGGGTGTCGAGGACAGCGACCAACTGACGATGCAAGACCTGATCGATAATCACGGCCTGTTGGCTGATCCGGAATCTATCTGGCACGAAGCTATGGACCTGATCCCGGACAACGAGCGGGCTTACATTGTCGCCATGCTGCGCCGTGGCGAGAAGTTCAATGCCGAGCCCCGCGTTACAGTGTCCACGATCCACGGATCAAAAGGCGGTGAGGCGGACAACGTCGTACTGCTCACGGACCTTTCCCCTGCGGCGGAGGCCGCAGCAGCTATCGACGCCGATGATCTGCACCGTGTGTTTTATGTTGGCGTAACGCGAACACGAGAAAACCTTTATCTCGTAGAACCCGAAGACCTAAACCGGAGTTACTTAATATGACGCGTGACGAAATTCTTGATCTGGCGAAGCAGCTTATTAACGGCGACCGCAACGCCGACTATGGCGAAGCTTCCAAGAACTTCGATGACATCGCTCAAATTTGGGGCGTCGTTTTGAACCGACCTGTTACGCGCAAAGAAGTGGCTCTTTGCATGGCGGGAGTAAAGATGGCGCGGCTGGCCAAATCCCCTGACCATGACGACTCTTGGGTTGATCTTTGCGGATACGGGGCACTAGGTGGAGAGTTCTGATGGCGGGGTTTCAGCTTATGGCTTTTGGGCCGACAAGCGATTGGGTGCCCCCGGCAGAACTGCCCGACATCTTCAGTGCGAAGAAGATCGCGATTGACGTTGAAACACGCGACCCGGACCTCAAGAAGAACGGTCCCGGCTGGCCTACGGGCAACGGCGAGGTTGTTGGTTATGCGGTCGCGACAGAGGAGTGGGCCGGGTATCTCCCGGTCAATCATCTGGGTGGCGGCAACCTAGACAAGCGTCTGGTCAACAAGTGGCTCAAGAAAGTATTCGAGTGCCCTGCTGACAAGATCATGCACAACGCCCAGTACGACATGGGCTGGATCAAGCAGATGGGCTTCACCATCAACGGACGCGTCATCGACACGATGCTGATTGCGTCCCTGCTGGACGAGAACCGTTTCAGCTATTCGCTCAACGCCCTGTCCTACGACTATCTCAACAAGACCAAGTCTGAGAAAGCCCTGATAGAGGCGGCCCGTGAGTTCGGGCTCGATCCCAAGTCCGAGATGTGGAAGATGCCCGCGCCGTTTGTCGGGCCCTACGCACAGGCGGATGCCGAGCTTACGCTGGAACTATGGGCACGGTTCTCCTCTGAACTCAGCAAGGAAGAACTCTGGCCCATCGCAAATCTTGAACTCGATCTCCTGCCCTGTCTGGTGGACATGACGTTCCGGGGTGTCCGGGTCGATCTCGACCGGGTGGAGAAGACGCGTGATTACCTTTTGAAAAAAGAGAAGAATGTCCTCAAAGAAATACGGCGAGTTGCGGGCAAAGATGTCGAAATCTGGGCGGCCAAGTCACTGGCAGAAGCATTTGACGAAGTCGGCGTCCCCTACCCCAAGACTGAAAAAGGTGCGCCATCTTTCACGAAGGCGTTTCTTTCAGAGCATCCGCACGAACTTCCCCGTCTGATTACGCAGGCGCGGAACCTGAACAAGACTAGCGGTACGTTCATCAACACCATCCTGAACCACTGCCATGATGACGGGCGTATCCACGCGCACATCAACCAGATCAGGTCGGACAATGGCGGGACGGTGTCGGGTCGTATCTCGATGAACAACCCCAACCTTCAACAAATCCCGGCCCGCGATCCAGAGCTAGGCCCCATGATCCGGTCGCTCTTCCTGCCGGAAGAAGATCAGCAGTGGGCGGCGATTGACTACTCGCAGCAAGAACCACGGATCTTGGTCCATTACGCGCACGTCTACGGCAAGAGTCGCGGATCAGAATTGTCCGGCGCAGCAGAGTTTGTCGAGGCGTACAACACGGACCCCAGCACCGACTTCCACACGATGGTCGCCGAGATGGCGAACATTCCGCGTAAGCAGGCCAAGATCATCAACCTCGGCATGATGTACGGCATGGGCGTGAACAAGCTGTCTGAACAGCTAGACATCCCTGTCGATGACGCCAAGGCCATCATCCGGCAGTACCACGACCGGGTGCCGTTCGTTAAAGGTTTGATGACGGGAGTGATGAACAGGCTGAACGACCGAAGCAGTAGCGGGTCGATACGATCCATCCTTGGTCGCAAGTGCCGCTTTGATCTCTGGGAGCCCGACACGTTCGCCATGAATAAGGCGCTGCCGTATCGAGAAGCCGTGCATGAGTATGGAGAGACCACACGTCTCAAGCGGGCATACACCTACAAAGCGCTGAACCGCCTGATCCAAGCGTCCGCCGCTGACATGACTAAGAAAGCGATGGTCGATATATACGCCACGGGCCGCGTGCCTCTGATACAGGTGCACGACGAAATCGCCATGTCGGTATCCGGGCCGGAAGAAGCGGAAGAGATCGCCAGCATTATGAAAGCCGCCGTGCCGTTGGAGGTTCCGGCGCAGTGTGATATAGAAATAGGTGCAAGTTGGGGTGAAGCGGAATAACGCTCCCTCGCTGGCTCCTCCCTTAGACTGGCCCCGCTTCGGCGGGGTCTTTTTTGTGTTGCGCTAACCAACTTATCGTATATATTCGCAGGCGAAAGGAGGTGAAGTATGGATACCACCAAATGGAAGTCTGTTCTGGTTCCTATCGAGGTTTATCTCGACATCAAAGAGATGGCCAAGAAGCAGGGCCGCACGATCAGCGGTCAGCTAAAGATCATGCACAAAGACTTTAAGGAACATAACCCGGATGGCTAAGAAGACCACAGGTCCGGTTTACACTGTCCCTCTCAAGAAGAAGACTACGATTGGGCACAGCACTCGCACTCGTCCTAAAAGCAAGGACCAGCGGCGCAACTTCAAGAAGTACAGGGGTCAAGGATGATTGAGACAATCGTGGCAATAGCCGCGCTTAAACTTGCGATATACGCCGTGGTGTGGGTCGCCACCAATGCTTGAAGCAATGGTGGTGTGCCTCGCCACGGCTGTTTATTTTGAGGCAAGGGGAGAGCCACGCGTTGGCCAGCAAGCCGTCGCGCATGTGGTTCTGAACAGGGTCCGTGATCCGCGGTTCCCGAATAACGTCTGTGATGTCGTAGAGCAGGGCCCACGGTACAAGTGGAACCCCGACATCCCCGTCAAGCATCGCTGCCAGTTCAGCTACTATTGCGACGGCAAGAGCGACGAGCCGAAGGACAAGAAAGCGTACAAGCGAGCTTACAACATTGCGTTGAGAGCTATCGCCGGGGGATCGGACGATCCGACCGAAGGCGCAACGCATTATCACGCGCATTACGTTTACCCCGAATGGGGCACGCATGAGCGCCGGGTGGTCCGCATCAACGACCACATCTTCTACAAATGGGAGAGAGCCGATGGCTGATATTGAATGCCCCGACTGCGGCGGGATAGGAAGGGTCGAAGACGAGTATCAGGTGGGCGGTTACGATCCGGACCCGTGGACCGAGGTCCGTGTGAAGTGGGTCGAGTGCGAACGATGCGGCGGCTGGGGCGAGATCAAGGCAGATGACTGATTGCCTGCACTGCGGAGCGCCCATGATTGTCGGTGGCAATCACGATTGTGATGAAGAGTACGGTGGTGAATACATCATCGTCACGAACTACAGTTGCCCGGACTGTCACGCCACCATGCTGTTCTATACGCCTAACGAAGAGACAGCGCCTCAATAGCCGCGGTCCACGAATCTTCTTCTAGGCTGTCGTCCAAAAAAATATCTGCTCGTAAACGAGCGGTCTTCTTGTTCAACGTGGCAGTGGGCTGAAACATCACCCGCTCTCTATCTGCCGCGACCAACGCCACGATCTCCGAGCCCGATTTATCCAAGGGCCGTTTGTCTGAGCCAGAGCTCGTGGAGAAATGATAGTAGAGCGTCTTCCGGTCTTTCTTGAGAACAGACGACTTGACTTGGATCCGGAGCAACTGCCCACGGACCTCGGCTATGATGTCCGCTTCGTTGTAGTTCACGATGGCGCAGTCCACCCCAAGCTTCATAAGCTTGAGAGCGCAGATCAGTTCGCCAATCGTCCCTCGCCGGATGTTCAGCATAAAAAAATTATACAAAGGTATTTTTCAGATTGCATCCACGAATGCGCTGATATAGGATACTCAAGCTGGACGTTTTACTCATGGACGGCCATGCATGACTCCTTGTGGAAACGGTCCCCTTTGTCTCCGGGGGCCGTTTCTTTTTTATTTGACATACTCGCATACGCGATCTACGCTGCCTCCATAAACAAAAGGAGGAGTTATGCAATCCCGCATGATGAGTTTAGTCGAGGCCAATACCAACGCCGTGGTCGGCTTGGTGGTCTCTTGGTGCTTCACCTACTGGGGACTGCCCTTGTTTGGTTTGGAGCCCAGCCCGGTCGAAGCGACCCAAATCACCGCCGTTTATTTCTTTCTAAGCGTAGGGCGCTCTTACGTTCTGCGTCGTGTGTTTAACCAGTTGCGCCCTCGGAGGTTTGTTCGATGAGTTCAGAAGTCAAAGCGGAGGTGAAAAGCCGCGCCTCCGACATGTCGTGGCAAGAAGCCTGCGCTCAGATGGACGATCTGATAAAATCTTCCATCCGGCGAGACGATTTCTCCTCAAAAGAGAAGATAGAATTGCTCGCATCATGGGAGAGGATACAGCGCGGGTGATCGATTTCGATGACGAGGATGACGATCAGAAGGAAGCTTATGCGAAAGCCATGAGCGCGATGATTGATCTGTCAAAAGAGTTAGAGGATTTACCGGAGTCCCCGCGCCTTGCGGGGATTACCACCGGAGCTTGTATCGAGCTCCTCATGTCTCTGGAAGATGCCGAAGACATCCTGTCGGTGATTGCTGCTTCCATGCACCATGCACGAGCGATCCTAAACAGCAATTACCTCCACCACGAAGATAAGGAGAAATTACATTGATCCCCGGTAAGCTTTATATGCAGTCCAACAACCGAATGTGGCGGTTGGTCCAGCAGCTAGATGGCGACCTTTGGTTCGCCCACACGGTCGTCGCAGACAGCATGCACATGCAGGGCGTTAGCACGCCCATCCATGTCATCAACGTCTCTTATATGGAGGAAGCCCCGGATGTGGAAAATGCCTTGGCAGGAGGATGACCATCCGAGCGACGTTGTCTGTCGCATGTTCTACGTCTATCGCAAAAACACGATGGA